GCCTTCGTCCTTAAGAATAGTCTGTAGTCTTTTCATGAACTGACCACATAGTTGTGCGAGTGTCTTCTTAGTAGTATTAAACTCATAGACACCACAACGAGAATGTAGTGGTTCGATTATACGGTTCTTAAAATTACAAGTCAGAATAAATCTACAGTTCTGACTAAACTCTTCTATAAACCCACGCAGTGCGGGTTGAGTTGATTGTGGATTTAGATAATCGGCCTCGTCAAGGATAACCACTTTGTATCCACCTTGCAAAGATATTGTAGATGCAAACTGTTTTATCTTACCACGAAGAGTATCGATATTACCTTCTTCACTACCATTGATTACAATGTAGTCAAGTTCAAGTTGTTCACATATTGCTTTTGCAACTGTAGTCTTCCCGAGTCCCGCAGTTCCCGTGAATAACATATTCGGTATCTCACCCGAGTCTACAATCTTTTGAAATGTTTGTTTTAGTTCTGTTTGAAGTATTGTCTGTTCGACAGTTTTGGGTCTATACTTCTCGACCCATAAGAATAAATCTTGTGTCATAATATATAAAGTTCAAGGTGACAGAGGCTTTTACACCTCTGTCAAAAATTAAAAGGAAGTATATCAGGTTTAACTCTTATTGTCAACCTTTGATTGTTCAGATTGGAAAGTTTCACATATCTGAATAATCTGAGTTGCTTGGTCTCTTAACTGACCAATAGTAGTCAACTCTTCTCCTTTAAATCCACCTCTTTGAACTACAGTGTCAATTACTGCAACTGTAGACCTTGCAACTCTATTCGATACTTCGTAGATTTGCGAGTGGTCTCTTTGTTCGGGTACTGGTTTTGCCATTATATACTCCTTACTTGTAAGTTGATGATTTCTCTAATGCAATGTAATACTCTATGTCACTTTGTTTACTTGTAAAGTGAGATATAAGTTTACTTGATATCATAACATGAAAGTCTTCATCAACAATTTTTAAATTATTTACATTCATAATGAAGTTGAACTCTGCACCTTCGGGATAACTTCCTTCAACATCAATACTAAACACATTAGAAGTTGCATTCGCACTATCAACAATTGAAAGTCTAACCGCACCTTGTGTGTTTGCGATAGATAATTCAGTGTGTCCTAATGCACTTGCAGCTCTTCTGATTTTATTTAGGGTATCACTATCTAGTGAGAAGTTAACTTCCGACTCAGGCATTTGTACTTCCTTACCTGACGATGTTAACATATCAGGGTCAGAATAATAATACTTGACTGCGGAACGACCCGTAGAGTCTCCAACTGTCACATAGTCATCTTCAAAAGTCAAATGTGGTTTATCTACTAGAGATATCACATTTAGAAATTCACCTAAATCATAGATACCAAACTCTTTCGGAAAGGTCTCTGTGATAGTAGAAGAAGACAAAACATTTCTTGCAACAGAAATAGTTTTTAATTTATTACCCGTTTCTACTACTATGTTCGGGTTGATAGATGCATAGTTTCTTAATACACCTATCGTCTGTTCACTTAGTTCCATTATATACTCCTATTTAATTTTACTAAAGTTTTTCTCTTTGACGAATTCAATCTTTCTTGAGAAAGATGCGTCTTCGAGTTCTCCCTTATGGGAAATGACAAAGACATTCGTATCTTCTTGCAAAGTATACAGTATCTTCATCAAATTGTCAACCCCTTCCATATCTAAAGACGAGTCAAATGTTTCGTCTAGGATTAGAAGATTAGTTGCGACACTATTTTTCATCTTAGCGATTTGTCTCCAAGTGAATAATAATGATAAATCAATTCTTTGTTTTTCTCCTTCTGAGAATGAGTCATAAGTAAATGCGTCACGATGTCGAGAACGAATTGTTTCTATAAAACTTTCGTCTAAGTCAAAGTGAACATAAAAGTCTAGTGTTTGTAAATACTGATTGGTCAGATTGTTTATCACGGGTAAGTACTGTTTAATAATTTTAGATTTGATACCCGAGTCTCTTAGTAGCTCACTACTTACTTGATGATAAGAAAATTGTTCGTTCAATTTATATTTGGTGTCTTGTAGTTTTTCTTTGTTCTTACGCATCTCTTCTAGTTCTGCATTTGCGTCAGATAAATCTCCACTTGACTCTATTTGATTTTCTATCTCACTTTGTAAACCGTCAATCACTTTATTTAATTTACCAATCGTTTTAGTATTACCTGATATCTCTGCATTCCACTCACGACAATCTGCAATAGTTTTATTAAAGATTTCTATGGTCGCATTTAGGTTCGCAAGTTCCTCATTACCTTTGGTAATACCTTCGTCTAGTTCTTCTAATCTTTTCTTAGTAGTCTCTATCTTTTCTTGTTTTAATTTTAAGTCTATCTCCTGACTACATGTAGGACACTCGTCATTATCTTTGAAAAACTTATGTTCTTTCTCGCAGACTTTATACTGCATCTCAATAGATGTAGTCAACTTATGAAGTTTACTTTCTCTGAGTTGAACACTCTCTTTGTTCTGTATAGTTGGTTCTAATTGTTTCTCTACTTGTTTAGATAACTTCTCATTCTTCTCATTCAATGTCTTTATATCTCTCTGAGTTTCTTGAATGGTTTGTTCTTTCTCTCTTCTAAACTGTGCGTTGACAGATGCAATATCTCTTAGATATTTTTTCTGTGCATTTATCTTAGAGTCAATCAGATTGATATCATTACCGTTCTGTGTAATCTCGTCTTTAAGTTTACTTACCTTTTCTTTTAGTATCATATTCATAAGAGAGAACATGTTAATATCAAGTAGGTCTTCGATTACACCCCTTCGTTGTTGAGAGGTAAGTTGCATGAAGGGTATGAAACTCGAAGACCCTAGAACCACTATCTGATGAAAAGATTTATGGTTCAATTTTAAGATATTTTTCTCGAGTAAGGCTTGGTAGTCTTTTACGTGAGAATTTTTATTTAACATGTTCCCGTCCAACCAAACTTCAAATGCGTTTGGTTTAATACTACGAACTATCTTAAATCTTTTATTACCAACACTGAACTCTACTTCTACTACAGTTCCTTTTCCATTGATAGAGTTTATCAGTTGGTTCTTTGATATCTTACGGTGTGGTTTACCAAACAATGCAAAAGACAATGCATCTAACATTGTGGACTTACCACTACCGTTTGCACCTACAACTAATGTAGTCGGTGTTTCTTGAAAGTTTACTTCGGTAAAGTTATTACCCGTACTAAGAAAATTCTTGTACTTAAGTGTTTCAAATTGTATCATAAATTATATTCTTTCTTTATCTCTTCGGGTATCGGTTCATGAAAGGGAATATTATTTATTGTCCTTACTTTCATTTCTTTTATTAGGTTTCGATTTTTTCCCGAAAATTCTTTCGTAGTTTTTTCCATACTTGTCCCTATCGGTAGGTCTTTGTTTACTACCCTTACTCAATTTCTATATTCTCAGCTTCTACCATAAGAGTAGAAATCTCTTTCTTAATTCTTTCCTTGTCTAAATCTGTGACAACGGAGTCGATGTAATTATACACGATTGTTTCGGTGTTGTCAAGATTTATTTCTTCGTCCGAAACATTTGTCCCAATGAACTCAGAAAAATCTTCTGCAATTTTTAGTTCATGAATTTTTTGTGATTGTACTCTATCAACAAATCTTTCAAACTTATAAGTATCTCCTTTATTAACCACAATAATTTTTACAAACTTTTCGTCAAGATGTCTTAGGTCTTGAAAGTCATTTATCTTTTCGTGGTCATAATATATCTTCTCATAAATTCTATATGGATTTTGTATCGGTGTAAGTTCTCTTGTTTTCGTATCAAGAATATGAAAATACTTAGGGTCGTCACAATCATTCCAAAAGAATTCCATTTGAGCACCAAGATAGTGAATATTACCTTGAGTAGATTTTGCGTGGAAGTGTCCCGTCAAAACCATTTCAAACTTTTCAAATGGTTGTCTACTCATACCGTCCATACAAGGCATACCTTTGGACATATCAAATCCTTGAAGTTCTAAGTGAGCTCCTAGTATTGATGCATTACAATTATTAATAAATTCTAAGGACTCTTCTTCATTGTCTTCTGCAATCCAAGGGAGTAGTCCGATATTCAAACCGTCATAATTCATTACGGTTGGTTTGTCTACAATGTTCACTTCATTCATGTAGTGTCCTTGTAGTTCTTTTAATGAGTTTAACTCATTCGTGTTTTTAAAATAAGTATCGTGATTACCTAAGATGATATCCATAGTGATACCATACTCTCTAAGTTTTTCTAAGAATATTTTACGATTGTGATTTAAACATTTAAAGTTTACGGTCTTACGATTATCGTAGTAATCCCCTAGATGTAAAACTCTTTTTATTCCGTTGTCATTTAGATACGGGAAAAATACATCACGATAAAACTTCTCTTGATACTCCATAAAGATATCAGAAGAATTACGGATACCACAATGGGTATCATTTAGTATTGCAATTTTCATAGTATTCTCTCAACTATTAATGCGGGAGTGAAAACACTCCCGCAAATTTTGTATGTATTATACTTGGTCAAACAAGTTTTGTCAACTATTATTTTGGTTAAAAAAGTCTTCCCAAACTTTTCTAGGCATTACTTTACCCATAGGTATTTTACCTTTACTAAGTTCTTTAATTTTTTCTGACGGATTATAAAATCCTTCAATATTAGAAGTATAACCTATTTCACCGTTAGACATGAATTTCTCTTTTAAAAAAGTTTCGGTTTCATCTTGTTCTCTGATAAAAGTTGTAAACAAATCTTTGATAAAATTAACTTCATCTCTTGGGTCTGGTGTTCCAAAGTGTACGACAACATTGAAATTTATTTTCAAAGGGTTTGGAAACTCAGAAGGGTCAATATCATAGTTGTTTTTACACTCTCTATATTGTTTTGCAAACCCAGGCAAGATTTTATCATAATTGGCAGAATAAGATAACCATTTGGTATATTTATTATCTTCATACTTTTGTGGTTCAGTTTTTCTTAACTCTTCTAAAAGAGTAGCACCACCTTTAACACTTTGTAATCTTACCTTATCAGTAATCTCTTCTTCCAAAGTAAGAATTAAAGCATTAATATTTTTTTCTTTACCGTCATGTCTTCCATTTGCAATGTAAGATATTTCTTCTCTTATATCGTTTGCAAACTTAACTTTTTGTTTTTCTGTCGGGTTTTTAGGAAGTGCGATTTCCTTTTCCTTGATAAGTCCACGAATAATCTCTACAGTATCGTCCCAAGAGATAGGGTCAAATTCTAACTCTAAAGAATTTTGTCTTCCCCCAATTCTAAGTAGTTTTGCAAAAGAGAAAGCTTCTGTGACTACAAATTTATGAACTATTCTATTATCTATCTGAGGAAAGTTTTTATCCATTATAGAGTGTGTAGTATTACCACCAAACACATCTATGATTTTTCCATTAATGTCATAAACAACAAATATTTGTTTTCCACGAAGGTCAAATCCCGCACGAAATCTTTCTAACAAAAGACTGTATTTTTTATTAGAACCTTTACGATAAGATTGTTCCATAAGTTTCGAGTGTTCTAGAGCATCATTGATTTTAGATGCATCTTCAAGTCCCGTTTCTGAATAGGCTATACCCATTTCTTGATAATGGAAAAACTCTGGTTTTAGGTTTGGGTTAAATGCGATTATATGTGCATCTAACATTTCTTGCGTGAATGTCGTTATTTTTGATAAGTCAACGATAAACTTATTGGTATTTATTACCATTTTTATCTCCTTAAATATATATTCGAAATCCGAATATAAGTTAAAATTAAATTGTATAGACTGCAATCAAAACAATTGCAGGCAATTGGTTAACCAATTGCAATTATACAATATACAGTATTATATATAAGTTTACAGTTTTTGTCAACCCCTAATATAATTACTATTACCAATACACCAAAAACAAGACTTTTCATCTTTGGTCATTAGTTCTTGCATCATTTCAAAAGACTTGGACTCATAGAACATATCTAATTCAAATCCCACATTCTTTTGTAATAATTTATTATATGGATAATCACCCATATGATATTCGTATTCGTAATCCCACTCCATACCTTCTAGGTTTTTGTGTATGTCTTTTCTTCTATCATACCCAAAAGGTTGTAGTGCAACTACTTTAAATTGTTTTTGAAACAAACGAACTCCTTCAATGATACCCGTAAAGGTCATACCACTACCAAGTGGAACATATAAAGTATCACATTCTACATTTTCTATTTGTTCTGCAATTCTACCTATAATAGATGAACGATACCTTTGAGCCGCATATCCAAATAGAACTTTAAACATAGGTCGTTCTTCTGCAAGTTTATTTAAGTTTGCATATAGTACATTATTAAAACCTTGCGACTCACTTAACACAACCATTTCCGAACCTAAGTCTGCACACATTTTCATTGGTTTCTTTTTAAGTGCCTTTTCTACAGTTGTATTACCAAAACCTATAATAGATTTTAGTCCAAACTCTTCCGCAACTTTAGATACAATAACTGCTTGTGGAGAATGAATAGAACTCGCAGTAGAAATAGTACTACCGCATTCTTCTTTTATATAGTTAAGGTTTGTTTTAATTAAATCTCTACACTGTCTAATCTTACCACCCGTGACAAAGTCTTCTCCATAGGGTGCATATAAATCATCTCTCTTATAGAAGATACCATTGTATTCCTCAATAGGAGTTAATCCTTCATCATATTGTATCATGAGAAAAAACCTTCCAAAGTATTTACTTTTACTTTTTCGAACATGTCTATATCTTTATCTTTACTGAAACACCAAATGTTTTCAATATAAGTTTTTTTCATAAACTTGTCCATTGCATCTTTATCAAAATTACCTTCTTCATCTTTGAATACAGATTTACCTTGTGGTCTTTGCATTATTCTCATTCCAACTTGACCAATAAAATAAGGTTGCAACATGTCAACTAATTCATCTCCTGAACGATATCGTTTACCTTTTACCTTCGGGTCTAGAATATTTATCATCATAACACCACTATCACTCAACGAGTCAAAAGTATTTTGTGATACGGGTAAATAGAAATTATCTCTCCAAGACTCGTATTCATTAAACTTAAACCAAGATTGTAATTCTTCTTTGTCTCCACCTTCATTATATCTTTCGGTAGAAAAATATGGTGGACTTGTAAATGCACAATCTACATTTTTGATTTCATTCCAAGGTAAATCTTCTGCACCACAATTATACATCTGTACAGTTTTCTTACCACCCGTAAGTTTATCATAAAACTTAATCATCTTTTTATATCTTTCATAGACATTTGGGTTTGGGTCACAACCAATATAGTGTGTTGCATCAGAAGAATAAAACGCAGTAAGTCTATCTCCCCAACCCATAGATGTATCTAAAACTGTTTTTGCATTTGTCATATCATATATTGTTTTTGCAACAATAGGTTTAAACTGTGTTGCAATATATGTACCGAGTCTAAATGCCATAGTATAAGTATTTGGTTCTAATGATTGTGTATCATTGACACCTCTCCAGATAGGCCCGAATGCACCCCAAATATTATCACCTTCGTTCCACCTTTGTAGTGGAGATTTAAATCCATAAGAACCACAATTCATTCTTAGGTCATTCATAAAGGAGTCTGCACAATAGTTAAATACCGAAGGGCCGTCTATAATACCTAGACCATAATCTTTGTATGCGTATTTGTAATCATCATACTTTTCTAAGACATCTTCTCGTTCTGGAACACTTATATAATCTGTAAAGTTTGATTTTTTTAGTTTACGAAAATTATCAATTACTTTTTCCTTATCAAACTTTTTTAATGGATATGGTGGTTTTTCTTTTGTAATAAATTCTGCGAGTGTTTTACGGAACTCTTCTTTACCATATTTTTCTGTAGTTTCTAAAAACAGACCTCTTTGCATTACGGGTAATCCCGTGTTGTCTTTACATTTATGTAATAATTCGTATAGTTCTGTATTCATTATTGCATATTATACCTATCGAAACAACTAATGTCAACACCTAAAAACATATAAATATAAGTATGCCTATTAATACTACAAACATTACTACGCAAGTTGAAGACCAAGAACTAACGACTAATCTGAATTACTTGCAACCTACGGGATTTAAAATTTTGATAGACCGTGCAAAGTATCCTAATCTAGAATACTTCTGTCAGTCAGTAGACCACCCGAGTGTCAGTGCAAATCCAGTTGAATTACCAGTCAGAAGAATAACTGGTGTTCCTTTGCCTGGCGATAAACTAACACATAGTGAAATAGGTTTTAACATTATCCTAGACGAAGAAATGACTGGGTATAATGAAATGTATAACTGGTTGCAAAGACTTGTAAACGAAGGACAAGTAGGGCCTAGTGGAAGAGATACTAAATTTCCTACCTTTGCAGATATTACTTTGATGATATTATCCAGTCATAACAACGCAACGCAAAAGATTAGATATAGAGATTGTTTACCCGTATCATTAGGGGGTATACAGTTTACTACTACAACGGGTAATGTGACTTACCTTACATTTACCGCATCTTTTAGATTTTCAACTTTTGAAGTGGTTAAACAAACATGAAGATAATAAAAACAACAACACCTTTAGATACTATAGAGTATGACGGAGACTATCCAGTAAACTTAGACCCAGTAGATGTTGTAGAAATATTCAATACGCCTTTAGTGGGTTCTTATAACTGGGATTATACTGTACAAGATAATCGTATTAAAAAACTATACGAGTTAGGTAAACAACTTAACTGGGACGTAGAGATTGATGTTGATTGGTCTCCAGAAGTAATAGACATTTCAGAAGAAAGATTTCAGTGGGAAGACAGTCAGTGGAAGGGACACCCAGTCTATAAGACTTGGGATAGAATGCGAAAGGAAGAATTTTTTAAAGATTTAAATAGTTGGTCTACCAGTCAGTTCTTACACGGAGAACAAGGTGCGTTATTAGTTGCGAGTCAACTTGCATCATGTGCCCCTACTTTCAATGCAAAACTATATGCGGCCTCGCAGACATTTGATGAAGCACGTCACGTAGAATGTTTCAATAAGTACATACAGACAAGACTACATAAGAGTTGGCCTATAAGTCGTGCGTTAAAAGGATTATTAGATAAGATACTTACTGACTCAAGGTGGGATTTAAAATTTATTGGTATGCAAGTAGTAATTGAAGGACTTGCACTTGCGGCCTTTCAAACTGCAAAAGATACTACCGAAGACCCAGTATTCAAAGACATGTTAAATCTTATTATTAGAGATGAAGCACGTCATGTGACTTTTGGTATAAACTATCTTACTGAATTTGTACAAACATTATCCGAAGAAGAAAGAATGGATAGAGCAAAGTTTGCATTAGAAGCATGTACAGTAAGTAGAAATAGATTAAGACCACACGCAGTTTGGGAAATGTATGGAATGGATATAAAAGAAACCGAAGAGTATGGTCAAAAAGAAATCGCACAAAACCAGTTTCAATCTTTATTGTTTAGTAGAATAATGCCCAACTTGAAAAAGATTGGATTACTACATGATGACCTTTTACCAGAATACGAGAAACTTGGTGTTCTTGGTTTTGCAGAAGGAGATAGTGATTATGAATTAAGTTGGGAAGAATTGAGTAAACCATTAAGGGAGATTGCATGAGAAGTATAATGGCACCGCAGATAGTTGATGTACTTATTAAACAGTGTGAGGCTGGTATTGAAAGACACAAAATGAATGTAAGAGTACTAACTGAGAAAAGAGTTGGTCTTGCAGAACATGGTGATTTGATAGTGACTATTGAAGAAGAACTAGATAAACTTGCACACTTTGAAGATAGACTGGAAGTACTAAAAAAACACTTTACATAATCTGTTTGATACTGTATAATATACGGTTATGATTGACTTAGATACTATATTATCAGAGTGGAAAGAAGACTCACAAATACCTAAAAATCAATTAGACGAAGCATCTCGTAAAACACCCGAGTTGCATCATAAGTATTTGTCCTATCTTTCTGCAATGAAACTCAGATTAAAAAGGTCAGAGTTTGAACAAAAGAACTTATTAAAAGATAAGTGGTTATACTACGAAGGTAAAATGTCACAAGAAGATATTGAGTCTCGTGGTTGGAAACCTGACCCCTATGACGGTCTTGTTATCACAACAAAAGGTCAGAAAGAAAACTGGTATGATACTGATAAAGAGATACAAGACTCAGAACTTAAAATCCAATACCTTACTACATGTATAGATACATTAACAGAGATTGTTAACAATATCACATGGAGACATCAAACTATAAGTAATATGATTAAGTGGAGGCAGTTTGAAACTGGTATTTGATGCGTCCCGCAAATACTATTCAAGTGGGTCTAAAAGACCATTCTATGATGTTGGTAGACTGCGAAGGTCACCAACTTAAAGAACTATCTGAATACTTTTCTTTTTTCGTTCCAGGCCATAGGTATATGCCTGCATTCAAACGTAAAGTCTGGGACGGTAAAATTCGTTTATTTAATCAAATGACTCGTGAATTAAATGTGGGTCTATATCCGCATTTGAAAAAGTTTGCGTTGGATAGAATGTATCCCGTACAACTTGTAGACAATGACGAGTATGGACACCCAGAACTCCGAAACAAAATTCAACATAAATCCCTTGTCAAATATCTTGACAGTTTAGATGCACCATTTGAGATACGAGATTATCAGTACGATGCGATATCACATGGTATAGAAAACAAAAGATGTTTATTACTCTCCCCTACTGGAAGTGGTAAGTCGTTTATTATTTATAATCTATTACGTTGGTATTATGATAATCATGATAAGAACATGTTAATTATTGTTCCCACAACAAGTTTAGTAGAACAATTATATAAAGACTTTTATGAATATGGATTTGATGTAGAGAATGAAGTACACCGTATCTATTCTGGAAAGGATAAGATTACAGATAAAAGAATTATTATCTCTACATGGCAATCTATCTATCGTCTTAAGTTTGATTGGTTTGAACAATTCGGTGCGGTCTTCGGAGATGAAGTACATTTATTTAAAGCCAAGTCATTGACGGGTGTAATGAACAAATGTAAGAATGCAGAGTATCGTTTTGGAACTACGGGTACACTGGACGGTACAGAAACAAATAAATTAGTATTAGAAGGATTGTTTGGACTGACACATAAAGTAATCGCAACTAAAGACTTACAAGTGCGTGGTACACTTGCGGGTCTTGATATTAATGTTATACTTCTTCGATATCATAATGATGTATGTCATTTATTAAAAGGTAAGACTTATGCAGAAGAAGTAGATTACATTGTCCGACACGAAAAACGAAATAATTTTATTAAGAACTTAACATTAGATTTAAAAGGGAATACATTGGTATTGTTTCAATATGTAGAGAAACATGGTAAAGAGTTATTTGATATTATAAGAAAAGGTGCAGACAAAGACCGAAAAGTATTTTATGTATCTGGAGAAGTAGATGCAAAAGACCGTGAACAAATACGTGGTATTGTCGAGTCGCAGAAGAATGCAATCATTGTCGCATCGTTAGGTACATTTAGTACTGGGATAAATATTAAGAACTTACATAATATTGTATTTGCGAGTCCAAGTAAAAGTCAGATAAAAGTATTACAATCTATCGGACGTGGACTCAGACAATCAGATGACGGTAGTAATACTACACTCTATGATATTGCAGACGATTTGCATGTAAAGGGACACAAGAACTTTACTTTGCGTCATTCTGGAGAAAGAATAAAGATATATGCAAAGGAACAGTTCCCGTATAAGATAATACCCGTTAATTTAAAATAGTATAAATAATAGTATGGATAAACAATTAGGTGACGTAAGACACTTTAAACTTGCATCAGGAGACGAAGTTATATGTGAAGTTATTGAATGGAATGACCCATACAGTGATGACGCAACTCGTCAAGAAGAAATCGTAATCAGGAAAGCAGTAAAAATGGTTTACGCAAAATCGCACACGGGTTTTCCTTTTTATACGATGCGTCCGTTTATGGTGTATCAAGAAAGTCTTGGTAGTGTTATCTCATTGAATTCTTATCATGTTGTCAGTATGGCAAAACCACCCGAACACTTAATGTTGCAATGGGAAGAAGCATTATTAGATATGAACGCAAACTATGAAGATAGAGTTCGTAGTTGGAAAGATGCAGAGGCTGCTTTACGTGAAGGTAAGATACAAGATTATGTAGACGGATTAGTTGAAAAGACAAAAGAAGAAGTCGAAGAGGCTGCAGATAAATTAGGAAAGTTATTATTCTTCCCTACTCATGACCCAGATAAAGATAAATTACACTAGGTATTCAGCGGGGGGCGGAATGTAGCCAAGATTATATACGATGAAACAAGTTTTGTCAAGAACTAATTTAATTATTGACTAAATATGTTTTATCAAGTATAATACAAAACAATTAAATATGGATATATTATGACAGAAAAAGTAAAACCACAAGATAAACCACACTACGTAAACAACAAAGAGTTTTCTCTTGCGGTTGTAGATTATTGTAATAGATTACAGAAAGCACAGAAACAAAAGTCAAAGAAAATCCCAATGATTGATAATTACATTGCAGAGTGTTTTCTAAAAATCGCAGAAGGATTATCACACAAATCTAATTTTATTCGATATACTTATCGTGAAGAAATGGTTATGGACGCAGTAGAGAATTGTTTGAAAGCAATCAAGAACTATGATATCGAGACTGCAACGAGAACTGGAACACCTAATGCATTCGCATACTTTACGCAAATCGCTTGGTATGCATTCTTACGTAGAATAGATAAAGAAAAGAAACAACAAGATATCAAACTAAAATACATGGCAAACATTGAGTATGAAGATTTAGTTGATAATGAGAACAGTACAGAACAATCAGATGAAGCTGGACAATTCCTAGTGGATACTCTTAGACAAAAGATAGATGATATTAAGAGTGTAGACCGTTATTGGAAAGATGTCGTGACCGAAGAGAAGAAGAAAAGAAAAAGACGTGCGGTCAATGTGGACTCAGATTTAAAGGATTTTTTATCAGATTAACTTAAAAACTTAATTTGTATAAATAATACTGAATACTGAATACGTCCTTGCGGACGGTTGTATATCTAAATACAGCAGAACAGTATTCAGACTTCGTTCATCTTATATTTTATATAAGACGGAAGTAGGAAACCTGAAAACCTCTTTCTATTCAGAAAGGCAAGCAAGTACCCGCAAGGGGAACGAGACCGAAAGTTTACCGAAGGAACGCTATGAGAAGGGTGTAGTCGTGAGACTATGTACGAAATCGATTAGAAAACTGGAGGGCGAACCTATGTATTACAGAGGTATCAAACAAACTCCACAAAATATCGCAAAAGAGAAAAAATCTCGTGTTGCGGGTATTTATCGTGGAATAAGACATGATGCTTTGGAGTCCGAAAACAAGAAGACATCTACTACTGTTTATCCTAAATGGTATCGTGGTGTCAGACATGTATAAGGTCAAACATCAAAAACTAGGTAAAGTCGATGCGTATATTGGAATTTTTATAATTTCAACTGCGTTGATTTTATTCTTGTCTTAAAAACAAGGGGGACTTCGTGTCCCCCTATGTTTTAAAATATCAATGATAGTAGTATAATACTACAAAGACATAATGAAGGTATCATGAATATACCAGTGTTCCATTCCCATGGCTTTAACTCAGTATCAATACCAGACCATATCTTATCTAATCTACCACTTTTCATCAATTTGTCTAGTGTTTTCATATTGTGTCATTTATGTGACAATTGTGTGTCACAAGTGTAAACTATTTATATAAATGGTAATTTACAAAAAAGGGAAGATATTCCAAATGGTATCAATATCTTCCCTTTTGAGAGGTAATTGTAGACTTTCTCATTTCTACATTGGGTGTTCGGTGACCAACCCTAGTCTGATTACTCTTTAGTCGACTAGTGACTTTGAGTTTCTACTGAAATCTTCCACGTTTAGTAAATCCTAAACCTTTATTACTTTCGTTTTCTCTTTTCTGTCTACGAATAGCTTTATCTTTCAATAGTCTACGTTTCTCTCTACGAGTCTGAAAGAATTCTCTATCTTTCAAGTCTTGCATGATATTCGCATTCTTTACTTTCTTTTTAAAAGTACGTAATGCTCTATCTACATTACCTTCTCGTACATATACAGTGAGACCCGTATCTTTAGGGCCTGTATATTTTTTCTTAGGTTTTCTATCGAATGATTTTGGTTTCTGTATTCTTCGATTAAATTTTCTCATTGTCGTATTATACCGATACGAACAACAAATGTCAAGTTATATTTTTAATTGAACCGAAACTCCGCACCCACATGAAGATACTTCGTTTGGATTTATGATTTTAAAGAACTCGTTAAGTCCTTCTCTTTGATAGTCTAAGGTAGAACCATTTAGGAATGGTAAACTTATATTGTCTACAACAATTTTAAATTTACCGTAATCTAGAACATTATCGTTTGAAGTAATAGTGTCGGTGTGTTCAATAACATACTCATACCCAGCACAACCACCACCAGTAATCCCAAGACGTATATTACTTTCTTTGGAAGTAAACTCTCCACATCGTTCAACAGCTTTTGTAATCGCTTCATCTGTTAATTCAATATCCATATCCGTTTGGGTCTTCCCACTGATTATGTTTTCTATGTTTAAGTTTATCTTCCCAATCTTCGATTGCACGTTTGATACCTTCTTCTGCAAGAACAGAACAATGTAATTTAATCTTGGGTAATTCTAATGCATCTGCAATATCTTTATCTTTGATTTCTTTTGCTTGTTCTATAGTTTTACCTTTTAACATTTCAACAAACATAGTAGATGATGCGATTGCAGAACCACAACCATAAGTTTTGAACTTGACATCTTCTATAACATCTCCGTTCATCTTAAGGTCTAGTTTCATGACATCACCACACGCAGGCGCACCCACGAGTCCCGTTGCAACATTCGGGTCTTTAGGGTCAAACCTACCCACCGCATGTTTCTTCGGGTCTTTTAGTACAGACTCAAATCTGTCTATTACTTTATTACTATATGCCATACTACTATTTATAAAAATCGTGCAGTTGATTGCACAGTAGTTCAATGTCTCGGGGACTACCCGATTTCTTACACTCTATTTTTTATCTAGGTGGTTTCGGCCTTCCACCATAACAAGTATCGTTTTCCAGTAAATCCCAACCCAACTACATAAGAATTTCTTTACCTACATTGTTCGATGTTTATTCTAGTCTCACTACCATATGCCACGTCTTAATTGACTTTAACAACTAGAACATCTTTTCTGAGTCTCACAACAACCAACCAACTACGACTCTTCTCTACTTGTGAATTCTGGCGGTCTCTAGGGGAATCGAACCCCTGCTTCGTCTTAGACAGAGACAAGTTCTACCATTAAACTAAGAGACCATTTGTATTTATAAGAAAACCCACCACCTCGGAAAGTTGCGAACTTTCAATATCTACGAGTGGTGGGGTGAGTGTCTATCGACTTTTGACTTTACGCCGTTAACTTATTCCGAATTTAACCTCTCTTTCTCATTCTTAATACAAGTATTATACATGGTGGAACAAGAAATGTCAACACTTATTTTCAAAATAATATAAAAAAAGGGAGAACCGAAGTTCTCCCCTTTTTGGTCTTTGACCTAAACAGATTATGTTAAAATGTTAGTCACTTTAAATATTCTGTAGTAGAAGTTAGTTTTCACTGAAGCAAGACCGTTCGCAGGCGTAGAACCTACAAATGGGTTTGACGCCATTCCGTATCTTGTTTTAAAACCAATTCTAGGTTGGAAAGTATCTTCCCCAACTGCTTTGACCATTTGCAATGGTACGTAAGGACAGTAGAAAACACCAGCATCATAAGGGTTAGTACCTTTATAACCTACTGTACAGTAGTCAGTGTTTGCATATGGGTCGATGTATACTTTAATTCTTCCGTTAAGAAGACCAGCAAAAGTATTACCAGTATCGTCAACATTTAAGTTGTTAGATATGCCTGGAGAGTAATCCAAAGTACCCGCAGCTGCAAGTGCAGTTGCAACGTCAGAAGAACAGATTAGGATATTACCTTTTCCTCTTCTTGAGTCTTTAGCGATTTGATTACATTCTCTGTCAATCTGTACACCTAAACCTTTGAACTTCTCAGCACTCCAACGTCCGTCTGCATCAGATGACATGTTAAACACACCATTTACAGTCACGTTAGCTTGTTGAGCACCGTCTTTTGCTTGAGAGTTAATTGTTCTAATAACTTCTCTGTTGATTTCCGCAAGGATTTCAGTAGAAAGGATATTAGCTAATTCAGTCTCAGCATCTAAACCGTGAATTGCTTTAAGGTCTTGTGCAAGTTCTAGTGAGTACTCTGCTTTAAGAGCTCTTGAAACTGCAGTCACAGTTGATTTTTCAATTGTGAAACCCATTTCATTGAAAGTACTACCAGTAGATGCACCTAACTCTTCTGCGTCAACAGTCGGCATACCAGTTGCGGCTAAAGAAGTT